GCGCCTCGCCACCGGCGAAGCGCCGCGGCGCGCACTCCATCGGAAGGCAGGATAATAGATAGTTCCCGTTAGAGACTCATCCGCAAACCTGCCTTCTACACACCAGCCTCTAGCCCCTCATCCGATGTGGCCTGCGCGGTCGATCAGGCGCACCGATCGCGTCGCTGATCGCCAACAACACCGGAACCTCCATTGGCATTCCGGCTTGGTTCGCGAGGCTGTTCATCAGGCAAGTCAGCGTCTGTTGTCGGCCGAAGGCGCGCGGATCGCCTTCAGCTGCGTCCTCCTGCGTCACCTCGATCCAGAAGTTCTGGATTGTTTCCTGTCGCGCCCCTGCATTTGCAAGCACACCCAGCGCCAGACGCAGCTCTGGATAGGGTGACACCCGGCCCGAGCGGGTGCGGCGCTTCGCTCCCTCAAGGACACAGAGAGCGTGGAACACCAGGCGTTTTCGACCGACTCGCATTATTGGAACATTATGCGAACAAATATCGTCGTCGGGAAGTGCGCCGCTTCGCCGCCCGAATGCAGCAACATCTAGAGCAGCCGAAAAATGTAGAGTACCACTCAACAATTCTCTTGCTCAAGCTCTCAAAAGTTGTAGAGTGACACTCAACAACAACGGAGGAAGTGCAATGCAGATTGTTTCGGTTCGGGATAAGCGGGTGAAGGCTCTGGTCGAAGACCCGGCGATTACCAGCGTGAAGGGGCTGGACAAGCTTGAGACGCGCAAGATCGTGGAAATGATCGTCGCGATCCGCGTGATGACCCACCCGCTCCAGCTGCTCGCAGTCCCTTCGTGGAAGGCGCACGAACTGGCCCCCGGCCAGCCGGACAAATGGAGCCTGTTCGTCACGCGCAACTATCGCCTGACCTTCATGGTGGACATCGAACTTCAGGAGGTCAGCGTGCTTGACTATGAGGACTATCACTAAGCGGGAGGCGGGGGTGAAGGCCCCCGCTAACCTTCCCGACATGGATGTAGAGGCGCGCTCAACAACTCCGTTGCCGTGTGTAGAGCGGCACTCTATATTCACCATGAAGGAGACAGGTCATGAAGCGGGATACCGCCCTGTATAAGATCGAAACCGCGGCCGAGATGGTCGTCACCGCGCTGCCTCCGCTCGATCAGCACCCCGGCACGTTCATCCGGGACGTTCTCTTGCCCGAATATGGCTTGAAGAACATCAGCGACGTCGCGCGCCGCATCGGCGTCGACAGGGCGGGCTTCATCCATACCCTGAACGGCAAGTATGATGTGAGCCGCGACCTTGCGTACAAGCTGGGCGCGCTGATGAACGACCACGTCGCCGACTTCCTGATCGCCTATCAGCACGCCTACGATCTCGCGAAGGAAGCTGACAAGCGCGAGGCCTACAAGGCGACGATCGCGCGCGTTCCGCCCGTCGAGCGCGCAGCGTAAGGACTGAAACGAAAAAAGGGCGCGCCCCGGAAACCCGGAGCGCGCCCTTTTTGATGGCAGGAAGCGATCAGTCGGCGATCTTGTTCGCCACCCGATCGACATTCTCGGCGATGCGAGCTTCCAGCTCACCCCGAGATTCCTCGAGCTTCAGAATATCGTCATCGTCGAGCGTCGCGGTTTCGCGAAGATCCTTGACGACTTCCACTACCTTCTCCGCCGCGGCAATCGCGCCCGCGATGCGCGGATCGATGATCGCGACGGCCTTGCCGATGCCGACCACACCGTTGACCAGCTTCTTGAGATCGATGCTCAATGGTGCCTCCTACTGCTTGAGGGCGTACTGGACGCCGGCGAAGGCGGTGCGCGCCCGCTCGACCGCATCGCGATAGCTGGCAGCTTGACCCGCCTGCTGCGCGGCCGATGCGGCCTGAAGCCATCGCTTCGTGTCGAGCAGACCGTTTCGCAATCGCTTCGCCACCGCGCTGTTGCGCTGGAACGTGCCCAGGTCGAACAGCACCTCGATCGCGTTCGCCGCCGCGTTGAGTGACAGGAACGCACCGCGCACGAAGCGCTCGTCGATCGTCGTCTTGCCGGTGGCCGTCGAAGGCGGCGCAACGTTGAGCGCATCAGCGATATCGGCCGCGACGACAGCGGCCTTCTCGATCGCCTCCGCTTTCGCGCTGGGCGGCGAACCAGGCGGCTCGACGCCGGTCAGGGGAGTGCACGCCACCGCAAGACATGCGGCGACGCAGATCAAAAAACGGCGCATGATGCGCTCCTTTCGTGATGATACCGGCGACCCGCCGGCGGGGTCACTTCTTGACGACGGCGACCCGATCAGGTGCCACCGTGGCCATCTTCACCTGCTCGGCGTGCGTGCGCCGCGCCAGCCATTGACGCCAGATCGGCGTGCCGATCGCGATCAGCAGGCCGACAAAAGCGAGGCCTGGTTCGCTCGCCAGCCAGTCGATGATCTGCTTGACGTCGCGGGTGCCCAGGACAGCCACCAGAGCGGGAAGCGCTGCGATCAGCAACAGCATATCGCGCGCACCGGTCGCGGTCTGGGCGGGCGCTGGAGAGGCCGGAACCTCGATCGGCTTACTCGGTGTGCCAGGATTGGTGTCGGTCATCTTGAAGCCTCCTCGAAATTTGGCAGGTCGACGGTCTGACCGGCGAGCGCGTGCGTGCAGTCCTCGAGGAACTGGATGCGCCCGTTGGTCACGAACGAATGACAGATTCCCGGCGGATCACCGGGCTCGGGCACGAACGCCGGGTCGACGGCACGCCCACATTTCACCAGCACCGACGGGGAGAATGTCGGCGCCTCAAGATCACCGTTGAACGACCAAGCCGGCGTGCCATCGGTCGTCACCAGATGTGCGCTCTCGCATCCCGGGCACCAGAACATGTATCCGCGCTGGGTGCGGCGGAGGAACCGGCCCGCGGCGCTCATGCCGCGCGCCTCCGCGCATAGGCCGCGGCCAAGCGCTCATCGTAGCGGTTCACTCGATAAGCTGTGCCGTTGTAGCCCTTGGCGAAAGCCGCCCAGTCGCCCCGTTGCAACGCGCGCTTGAGGCCATTCCCTTCAACGAAGAGGACAAATGCCTCGAGTTGGTCGCCCTCGGTCTGCGCCTGCTTCCACGCGAACGCCCAGGGCGAGATCGAACCACAGACCTCATAGTTCTCGCCGAGTATCTGGAACCCGCCATAGCTCGCGCTTGCGAAGCCTGCGTCGACATCCAGGCCGACGGCATTGAGGAGCTGATCCCAGCGCCCGTTCTGGCTCCCGGGGTAGAGCTTCTTGTTCCAGGCGCGCGAGGAAAGCGCCGGATGCGATTTATCGAACCGGTGCCCGGTCGCGCGGCTGAACCGATGCGGCTCGAACAGGATCGTAGGACGACCGTCGATGAAGGGGCTTGCCGCCGCTTCGACATCCCAGACGGTCCAGACCTTGGCGACGTCAATACCCAGACGCGTGGCGGCACCGTTGAGGTCCGCAGCGGTCAGCTTGTAGTCAGGGCCATCGGTGAGCGCCCGCAGAACCGCCGCGCGTGTCTTCGGTCCCCATATTCCGTCATTCGGCCCCGGATCGAGGTCGAGATCCATCAGGCGCCGCTGCAGCGTCGCTACGTCCATCGTTCGTCCTTTCGATTTACTCGGGTAGTCAGCCGCCTGCGGTATCAACCGCGCTACCGGCGCGCTCGGCGAGCAGCGTGAAGTCGACAGGGAAAGCCTGTGAGAGCATCTGTTCCGCTTGGGCGAGCGCCGGGTTCTGTGGATCGATGCGGATCAGCGCGCCCGCAACATGGTGAAAGGCGAACCGCAGCGCCTCATTCTGGCGCTCAACCTTACCCAAGCGCTCTTCGACCCTCTCGCGGATTTTCTGCCACTCGCGATCGACGCGTTCATCCTGAGCATCGAGCAGCAGCTGGCGCCGGTCCATACGCCCTGTCAGCCAGCCAACGAGCCACCGCAAAGCGAAGAATCCCCCGCCAACGCCAACGCCGGCGCTCGCGATCTGAACGCCCTCTTCAAGCAAGGTTGGCTCACTCACAGCTATCACCTGAACACATCCGCGCACCTTCCCCCAAAAGTGATGTTGCGAGCATCGTGATTGACTTCGGCGGCGTCCGAACGCCGAAGCGATCAGCGCACGTCCCGAATTTCTGCAGTCAGGATTTCGCCGATCAGATCGTTCGCCTCACCGGTTTCATCGCTATGAGGATGAACATTGCCCGGATCGCCACTGCTTGGCGGCATCCAGACTTGGGTCAGTGTTTTGCCCGCCGACGGTCCGGACTTGATCGTTTGTTGCGACCAGCCAAGCTTTTCATCCAGCGGGATCAACCGAAAGCTCCAATAGGTGGCGAGCTTCTTCTGACCTGCGACGATGTTCGGCCGATACTGAGATTCATAGTGGCCGCTAAACACGATCCGCGCGCGCGGCTTGTCGGCAAGAATCTTGTCGATCAGGAAGTTCATGGCACCAAGGAAGGTGCCGCGATCTCGGGTTGGATCGGCGCCCCCGCCAACTCCAGTCACCAAATCCGGATATGTTGGGATTGTGGCGGGAAGAAACTCCATGTCGCCGTTGCCGCCCGTCAGCGCGCCACTGCTCGTGCCGGTCTGGTTCGCGCCCTGATCGTTCGGTCCATGATCGAGCACGAACAGATCCGGACGATCAACGCCCAGATGCCGCGCCAGCCGGTTTTCCCAGCTATGGTCTTTCCATACGTTCGCCGTGCTTTCATCCACGGTTGCAGGCTTATCGTCGCCGACCAACAGGTCGCGCCACTTCGTTTCCCAATTGTCGATGAGCTCGTCATATTCGGCGAGCGTCATTGAAAGCGATCGGGAGACATTCTGCCAGTTGAGGCCAGTCCAGCCGCAAGGGTCGGCGGCGGTGCGCTTCGCCGCAACGCCATTGCGCGCCATGCTCGAGCCAAGCGCCTCGTTCGTAATGTCCATTCCCAGCGCCAACGCAACACGGGTGACATAACTGCCCGCTGGGCCGCCTCCCGCTGGTATGGAGGTGCCGAACCACGCACCGCTTTTCTGGTACCAATAACCGATCAGCGCCGGTGGCGCGCCGCTTGCCGGTTCGACCACACCTTGTTCCAGAGCGAGGGCGAAATCTGACCTGCCAGTCAGGACGACCTTGGCTGTACCAGCGGGCAGCGTAAGGATCTGGTCGATCTTCGTGATCGGCGCATCGTTGTTGCCGCCGAACTCATAGCCAAGCCATTGGTCTGCCTGATCGAAATAAACCGCGAGCGCCGTCGCGTCGCCCGCGATCTTGCCCGTCGCGCGAAGCCCATATTCTGCGCCCGTCAGTTCATAGGAAAGCGTCTTGTAGCCGGACAGCGACACCGCGCTCCCGGTTCCGCGGTCGATATACTGGTTGGCGGTCGCTACCGCCCCCGCGGGCGCTTCCCAAACGCGCACCGCCTCGATGAGACTATCGACCTTGGGCTCTGCATTATCCAGGCGAGCGTCCGCCTCATTCAGTGCCAGCCCGACATCCTCCACCAGCGCCCCCGCTTCCAACCGGATCGCGGTGTCGTTGAGGCTGTTGACGCAAACGAACGCCGCCCCGACGGGAACCGTCAACATCGCGTTCGTGTGCAGTGTGGTGCCACTTTCAGGCGACGGGTATTGGATGCCGACGAACGCGTCCGCCTCATCCAAATAGACGATGAGCGAGGGGTATGCTCCGATTTTACCCGTCGCGCGCAGCGCGCTTTCCGCGCCGGTGATCTCGTACTTCAGGCTCCGCCAGCCGGCGGCACTCGTATGTGCACCGCTGCCCGGGTCGTAATAAAAACCCTCGGTCACGGTATAGGCTGGTTGCGTCCAACCGGTCAGGCTTTCACGCACCGCGGCGACCTGCCCGGAGGAGAGCACCGCTGCGGCGATTGTTGCCTGATCGGCCGCCGACAAGCCGGGACCGCGCAGGCCACCCACTGCAACGCGGAAAGTATCAGCCATCAATCGTCACTCCCGGCTCAAGAAGGAATTCACCGGCGGCGGGGCGATCTACGGCGCCGTCGGAATATTCGATTACGATGTCGTGGAAGAACCGGTCCGCATCGCCCGCTTCGGGTTGATTGAGCCCGGTGGGCAGTCCGGCCAGGGTCGCTTGCGCGACCTCGGGATAGAGGCGCAGGACGCGCCACCCGGCGCTCACATCTTCCAAATCTTCGAAGGTGATATCCGTCAGATCAATCAACGCCGCGCCATCGGCGCCGGGATACAGCCTGACCTGCATCTTCACGGTGGCGCCCGACAACGGCAACTCTGCTCCGGGATAACGAATCTCGATCGTCGGCGCCCACGGCACGTTGCGCGCCGCGGCCAGTGTCAGTTTTTGGGGCATTTGAACCTCTAAGTTGGCGCTCGTGCGAACTTGCTCAGGTGACGGTCGCGCTCACACTGTCAGTGCGCGTCAATTGCGCGCTGGTGTCGTCGTAAGTGACCACCCAGAAATACCGGAGGCCGCTGCCCAAACCCGATACCGTTTCGGACTTCCCTTCACCCAAGCCCCCGGTGATCGCGCCGGGACCGGCTGCGAATGTCGCCGTGTCGAAATCATCGACCGTGTTGTGCCAAATCTCGACGAAGCTCCAGCCCGTGGAGAGCGGGCACTGGAATGCAACTGTGGCCGCTCCGCCCGTCGCGTCGGTCGCATTGATCCCCGTTGCCTTGAAGCCTGCCAGCTTCGGACCGTTGATGATGCTGTCCAGTTCTTCAGTGGATGGCAGGGTGATCGCATCCGGGGCGGCGCCGGTGGCGGCTAGAGCCGCATCGTGCTTCGCCGGATTGTCGGTCATCATGGTGAACACCCACCGCATCTCCGCCGGATCAGGATCGACCTGCAGGATCACCACATTGGTATGCTCAAGGCCCAACCGCGCCTTCACGGCGTCTGACAATGCAAGCAGCGATCCTGCCTTGTAACGGCGCAGCCGCGCGTTCACCGGAAGGCGGATCGGCCCCTGTTCGCGCGTGTCGAACATGCGATAGGCGGCGAGCTGCGCGGCCTGGTCGAAGTCCGTAACCAGATCGAAGGGCACCTCAGTCGCCTTCTCCTCGCCATCGATCGCGACATAGTCGTTGACCGTGATCCGGATCGTCGATTGCTGGAGCGACCACTTGTGCGCCGGGCTGACACATTTGGGGATGACGGTGTTGATCCGGTCCTTAAAGCCCTGACCCGCCGCCGCCTCGACGCCATCCCAAAAGATGTCATCAATCTCGATCGTGTCGAGCGCAACGCGCGGCGCATTGATCTTCAGGCCAAGCTTGCCGCCCTTCCAGCATGGCTCCGCGCCACCCGCTTCGACGATGCGGCGCAGATTCTCCATCTTGTTGCCCGGCTCCCATATGACACCGCGGCATTTCCACCCGTTCGCATCGCACACATTCGCCAGCTCGATGAAGTCTTCGACGACCACCCCATCCCACGGTGAGCCGATGCCGAAGACCAGCTTGTATTCGCTGTCAGCGTCGGCGGTATTCCGCTCCCACGATCCAAGCGCGTAGCCAAGCCCGTCGATGCCGGGATTACCGCCAGGCCCCCAGGTCGTCGTCGCGGCGTCATACCCCGCTTTGTCGGTGCGCGGATCCGCCCAGCGATGATCGCCTTCGCCGCCGGCGTAAGTGTCGTCGAGCCGCGCGTCGTATCGCTGCACGCCATCGCCGCTGATGCCAAGCTGCGGCGCTCCGCTTGCGAACTTCCCCTTCTTGCTATCCCACTTCAGCGCCCAGCCGACGGCGGCCTTGCCCGATAGCTTATAGGCCGCACCCCAATCCGGCGGCGTGGCAGGCGTGGTCCAGTGCGCGGGCGTCTTGAGCGCCGAGGTTTCTGGCCTCGCCCCAAGCTGCGAATAGAAATGCAGGAAGCTGTCGAAATAGCCCGTCGCCGCGCGCACGCCGTCGGGGCCAGGAGCGCTCACCCCGATCGGCTGAAAGTCGGCGTAATAGGTGTTGATGCTCCCGATCGGCCCGCCGACTGAGTAGATCGTCCCCATGAACAGCCAGGTGTTGGGTATGTCGTTGACTGTCGGGCCGTAGCCGACCTGATGAACGATGTTCCCGCCGCAATAGACATCATCGCCAAGCATCATCGGCGACGGCATGTCGGCGCCGATCTGGATATCCGCGACCGACCCCGCATAATTCGGCGGCTTCTTCGCCGTCAGCTGCGCACCGACATTGGCCAATAGCGCATTCACCGCCGCGGCTTTGCCGATTGAGGTCAAAAGCGCTGCCGTCGCGGCGCCACCAACACCCAGGGTGCCCGCCGTCAGCGCGACCGCCGCGACGATGCCCGCCACCTTCCCCACATGCCGGAAAACCGCGCTCATCGGCCTACGGCCCACGCCGCGATGAATTCCGATCGTGCGATCTCGATCGGGACCATGCGGGTCAAATCCTGTTCATGCCATCCCAACACGTAAGCTCCGCCGCACGCGATGGTCAGCGACCCGAACGGCGCGACGCCGGCGACCATTGCCAGATCGCCTACCAACAGCTTCGCTGGAGGGATTCGCCGGAACATCGTGTCCAGCAAAGCCTCGAGCGTATCGTGACCGGTGCCCTTCAACGCCTTGACCGCCCCGGAATAGCTACTGAACCGCGGCACGCTCGGCGTCCGCACCCCCAGCGCGCGCGCCTGCGCTTTGGCCAGATGAATGCAGTTTCCGCGCGAATTCCACGCGAACGGCTTGTCGCGGAATCGTGCAAGCACTTGCTCCGTGCGCTCGACGCGCTGTTTCAGGTTCATCATTCGATTGGTGCCGGGAGCTGGTTCCCGCCTCCATCTCCGCCGCCACCGCTTACAACGCCGCCGGTTGAAGAGCCCCGGGGCGCCGAAGCTGCACCCCACGCCACGGACCGGCTGACCGCCGATGCGTTGGCGAGGCCCTTTTCACCCGGCCAGATGCTCTCATGGAAGGATGGCGACAGGCAGTTTCCAATATTGATCGCGAACAGGCGATCGGCCGTCGGCACGAACGCGAGGATCAGGCGCCTCCCATCCTCCTCAAACGACAGGCGCGGATAGTCGAGCATCATGTCGCACAGTTGGTCGCCGTCGCCGACCACCAGCCCGGTGCCCTCGTCAATCTCGACGACCCATATCCGCAGACGCGAGTTCGCCAGCGCCATCGTGTTCAGATCGGCCGAAGGCACTTCGTCTTCGGGCGGTGTGATGAATGTGATCTCGATCGATGGTGCCGTATCGCCAACGCCCTCTTCCCCCGCGTCGAACGATTCCGGCACGCCCACCAGCGCGTCAGGCTCAGCCTCATACCACTCGCCGGCCAACTCGAACTGCCCGCCGCTGGCGATCAGCGCGGTATGTCCGGGCAACTCAAGTTTGAGCGCCGTCGCCAATGTGATCCGGTCCATTTCAACGCCGCTCGGTGATGATGAATTCGAAGTACCCGGTACGCTCGATCACTTGCGGCGGGCGGTAAGTGATCTCGACCGCGCCTTCGATCATCGGTGCCGCTACCTCGACCGTGTCGCCCGCGGTCATGGTCTTGCGGATCAGGTTCTCGATCTCGACGTCAGCCTGGCCGCTTGCATCCGCGATAACCTGTGCAGCGACCTTATCGGCGTAGCGGCGCCCACCGGCGATGACGCTCAGCCATTGCCCCTCGCGCAGCGGGCACCCGGGCGTCAGGCCAGTGATCGGCACCGATCGCCCCGCGCTTGTGGTGGTTGCGATCTCGGGCAAGCCGGGCGCGCTGATGTTCAGGTCGAGCTGCGGGATCTTGATATACCCGCCAAGGCGCCGCGCGCGATCGAGCAGCGCTCCTGCTCGCCTGCAATCCGGTTCAGCCTTCATCTCACGCGTGCGGACCACCATGCGCCACCGGTCGCCCAGCATACCCTGATAGAACATTGCCCCGCCGCCCTCACCGCCTCGCCATCCGCTGGCGCTGAACGGTTGCGGGTCGCTGACCAGAATGGGCAGCGAGTTGAGATCGATCGCCGCCATGTGTCAGCCGGTCTTCCGGTTGTTGCGGCGGGCCATCGAACGGCCAGCAATGCCGACGACTTGAGCCGATCGCGCTGCAGCAATCGCGTTCATCTGTGCGAGCAGGTCCTGCGTCATCACTGCCCCCCGGAGATCGAAGACGATGGGCGCCCCGCCGGACCCACCGCGATCGTTGGCCGGGACAACGTCGATACGTTCGGTTCCGGAGACCCGCGCACGCGGAATACCATCGATCGCCAGGACTTGGTTATCGACGCCGGGGCGCCCGCCAATCATGAACGATCCACCGGTGGCCATCCCGGGTAGCCGCAGGCCGTGCTGGAACATGCCGCTCATGCTCGCGGCCATATCGCTTACGCCGCTATCCCCGTTTGCTAGCCCCAGAAGTTTGCCGATCGAGCCGAGGATGCCTCCGCCCCCACCGGTCAGTGCCTGCTGCATGTTCAACCGGATGACGTCGGAGATCAGCTGGTTGAACAGGTCGCCCGCCGCGCCTTTAAGCTTGAGGACATTGCGCGACGCCATGTCGAGGCCGTTGTTGAGCGCATCGACCCTGACCTGCTCGTACGCCTCCTTCAGCTCGGCCGCGCTTCGCTTACTCTGATCGACCCACGATTCGAGTGGACCCATGGTGCGCCGGTTGATCGCCGATGTGCGCTGATCGCGCTGTGCCTCCATTGCCTCCAGCCTGCGCTCCGCCGCCTCGACCTCCGCGAACGTGGCCTGGTTCAGTTCGTACATCGCCTTGACCTGTTCGACCGCAGCGCGCTCGCGCTCGTAATCGAGATCGAGAAGCCGAAGCTCGACGCGTCGACGCTCGTCCTGCGAGCGCGCCATATCGAGATCTGCATCGAGCTGTTGTTGACGAATGTCGAACTCAGCGTCGCGAAGACGCGCCGCCTCCTCCAGCTTTTCTGCACCGATCCGGTCGAACATGATCGCCTGTTGCGCAGCCGCGATTTTCTCGTGCGCGAGTTTCAACTCCTCGCCTTGGGCGGCGGTCAGCTCTCCCGATTTAACCCGGCTCGCCACCTGAAAATCGTATGCATCTCGCTCTGTCTTAATACGTCGGGCTTCAAGCTGCGCGCGCTCGTCGAGCGAAGTCGTCTGTTCGATTTGCAGCCGCAGCTGCTCATCGGCGAGGCCCGCCATTTCGTTCAGAAAGCGCTCGAGATAATCCGCCGAACGATCCCTTGATCCCTTCTTCGGATTTCCACCCCGGTTCGTGCGCGGGATGAGGTCCTCACCCTGCGGCTGCACTGTTACCGGTGAAGCCCCTTTCCGGCGGGAACCAATTTGCCCAACGAGATAATCGCCGTAAGCGACTAACTCGGCATCGTTCGGGTTCTTCTCAATGGCTTCCTTTACGCGCCGCATCTCCTTCGCGAAGGCCTTGTTATCCAGACCGACCGAAGCAGCCTTGCGGGCCTGATTTGCAACGAATTCGCCGAAGGGACCTATGGATCTCAACGCCTCGGCCGATGCGAACGCAAAGTTACGAATGTTGGCGATATGGCCCGGTAGCGCCGCCACCATCTTGGCGAGCTCACCCGCCATCGCCGAGACAGAATCCCCTCCTCCAACCATCGCCGCGGCGAGGTTGACCTCGACGACCTTCGCCAACTGAGCGAGAGAATCTGAAGCGGCGTCGGCACTCTCGATCGCTTCATCGCTGAGGACGAGGCCAAGTTCATGCGCACCCTGACGAGCCTCCTCGAAACCCTTGGCCGTCATGTTCAGCATGGGCAGTAGCCTCGCTCCAGCCGTTCGGCCGAACAACTCAGAGGCAATCCGTGCCTGATCTGTTGGAGACTTGATCCGCTCAAACGCCGCTATCAGTTTCGGCATCGCGCTTTCGGCCGTTAGTCCCGTGATATCTAACTGGAGCTGACGAAAGGTCTCAGCGGCCTTCTTATTCCCATCCTGCGCAGCACCGATCGTCTTCGACAACCGAGCATTCGCCGCAGCTAGATCATCCATCGTCAGGCCGACATCTACGCCAATAGCAGCCTGCTCCTGTAGCGCCTTCGCAGAGATCCCCGCTTGCTTTGCCAACTCTCCCAAGCCGCCCGCATAGTCCAAGGCACGCTTCGAAGCCGCGGCGAAGGCCGTAGCTGTCGCCACGCTCATAATGCCCCCAAGCGCCAGCTTCGCGCTGTTCGCGAGCCGCTGGATTTCTCCGATGTCCCGTTTCGCGATACCCCGAGCGCGCTTCGTTCCAGCTTCGAAGTTAGCAGAATCCAGTCCAAGGGTGACGCGCAGCGCGCCGATCAGCCCACCACCACTGGACATTTGCGTTCTCCTTTTATGAAACTAGAACCCCCGTCGTCGGGAGGCCTGCATGAAGAAATGCAATCAGTGCGCCGAGAGCATTCAATCGGCGGCCAAGGTTTGCCGATTCTGCGGTGCGCCGCAGGCGGATCGCACATCAGCGAATGACAGGGCGTTCGTCTTTGCCGGAACGGCGATATTTGCCACCGTTATCGCCGGGGCAATTTGGCTCTTCTCGTCCATGCCATCAGCCACGCCAACGGTGTCGAACCCTCCGTATTCAAAGGAGCGGATCGCCCAGTGTGCAGAAGTTCTGAAGTCTGGCGAGAGGATCGGTCTCATCAAAGAACGACCCACTTCAGTTCGGATCAATGTCGAAGACCGTATCTGGTCAGAGACCTCAGCCGGATCGAAGCGAGGATTTCTCCTTGCTCTCGGTTGCGCGGCGTATGGTCGGCCACTGGGCGACGATCACGTCGTCGCCTACGGATTTCGAAGCGGCAAACGACTAGCCCTTGCGACAGGACACGGCGTAGACCTTTACTAGCCGTGTGCGAGGTGCGCCGTCGCCGCCGCCCAAGCATCCATGCTTTCGGACATTTCTTCGCGGGACTGAACTTTGGGGCGTGGCTTGCCACCTGCGAGGATGCGGGTTTTCTCGATCCGCTCCTCATATCCGTTCATGGCTGCTCGCAACAGGCGGGGTGTCTGAAGCCAAAAATCCTCGGGTCTCCATCCCGCCTCGCACCATGTCTCGTAGAGGCTCAGCCAGTCCCAGCTTTCCCCCCGCGCCTCCGAGGGGACGGGCCCTTCTTACCCTCCGCACTAAAGCCGACCGCTGCGGCAACGGCGGCCATTACAACCAGCCGAATCTTCGCCAGGCCGGCGGTCGACAGCAGATCCTGCGCAGCTTCGATTGGTTGAGCGTGATTGCGTTGAAGACCAGCCCAGAACAGGCAACGGAGGATTAGCAAGTCGTCGCCCGCATCAATGAACGTTGTGACGAGCTCCTCCATCTTCATTCCTGTCGCCTGCTGCGCATAGATGAAGGCGGGTACATCGAGAACGAGGCGATAAGTTTCACCTGCGATCTCGACGCTGACCTCGCCTCGCAGCGGGTTGTCGGGCAGCTTGAGAAGATCGCTCATGGATCAGGGTGCCGGCGGCGTGAAGGTGGTGCGAGTGATCGCCCCCGTCGGCTGCAGCGTTACCACGCCGGTCTTCTTGCCATCGATCTCAAGGCCGTCGGGATTGTACCCGATCACCACCGCTTCGCCCTGGTGACCATGCAGAGTGCCGTCGCCCTTCTTCTCCACATTTGCGAAGCTTCGGATGGAACCGACCGCCGCGAACAGGAGCGCATCTTTCGTCGATCCGGCCTGGCGATGAATCGTTACCGACATTTCCGGCACGATCGGCGGGCGTCCCGAAGCGATGAACTCCGAATCTTCGCTGTCATGGTCCGTAACGTCGATCGCCGAAGTCTGGAGTGCCGGAGGCGGCACGATCAGGGAATTGGCGACCCGCGTCAGATCGCCATCGGCGTCGTCCAGCCAGAACTGTGCGCCGAATGAACTTTCACCAGCCATATCGTTTCACTCCTTCATTTCGCTCGCTTTGCGGCCCGGCGAGCAAGACGCTCGCGGGATTTCTCAATCTCGGTGCCGAGGCCTTCTTTCACGCTCTCAAGGACTTGGCGCTGCGCTCCATCCCAGGCAGGGCGTGCGTGTGGCTGTGCCGCTTGATGCGCGTTGCCGAATTCGGTTTGCACGCC